CCCTTTACGCTTACATCGCTTACTGTAAATGGTGGGTCCGCTAGCCATGGTTTTGGTATTGGTGCGATTGAAGTTGATGGTGTAGTTCTTTATAGCGGTAGTGGCGTTAATACGGATCAACTCCTCGACTCCCCAACCAACTACGAAGCCGACAGCGGTAACAACGGTGGTAACTACTGCACTTGGAATCCGCTAGACAGTCAACTAAACGCAAGTGCTTCGCTGGCAAATGGTAATTTAGAACATTCGAGTTCTACCAGCTCCAGTTACTTTAGTTTTTCTGCAGGAACAATAGGCTTTAAATCAAACTCTTCCACTGGTTTCTATTTTGAGGTCACTCAAAAAACCTATGGTGATCAATCCTCTATTGGACTCCATGATCTCGACTATTCAGTTTCAAGTCTTGACTATGGCTCTTGGATAGGAAGCACCAGCAATCCTAACGGTATTTCTTATACAACTACAGGCACTGTATACAATTTTGGGTCCACAATATCTTCTCAAGGGACATACACCAGTAATAATGATGTTATTGGAGTTGCTGTAAAAGACAACAAAATTTGGTTTTCAAAAAACGGTACTTGGATTTCAGGAAACCCTTCTACGGGCGCAAGTCCTACCGCAACTCTTTCTAGCACAAGAGTGCTTACGCCCATAATCAATGGGTATTCGTCAGGAGTTTATGCGTTAAACGCAGGGCAACGCCCGTTTAGCCAAACTGTTCCAACTGGCTTCAAGTCACTCTGCACGCAGAACCTTGACGACCCGCTGATTGCCGATGGTTCGGATCATTTTGATGCCAAGCTCTGGACTGGTAACGGGAGCACTCAAAACATAACTGGTTACAGCTTTTCTCCGGATCTTGTATGGACGAAACAAAGAAATAGTGCTGGTTTCCATGCTTTGTTTGACCCTATTAGAGGTGTGTATAATGCACTTAGAACTCACTCAACCGGCGGTACTTATACCGACAACGGACTTCTTACTGCCTTTAATAGTGATGGTTTTAGTGTAGGCAGCGCAGGTGACATTAACAGCAATAACAACACTTACGTTGGCTGGGCGTGGGACGCCGGATCATCAACGGTCAGCAACACTAACGGCAGCATCACTTCGCAGGTCAGAGCAAATCAAACTGCTGGGTTCTCGATTGTTAGCTACACGGGCAACAACACAAATGGTGCAACCGTTGGGCATGGTTTGAATGCAACTCCTTCGTGGATTATCATTAAAAATAGATCAACTGCCTACAACTGGATTGTTCTCTATACAGATACAAGCAAAAAACTTTATCTTGACCTAACAAATACGCCAGACTCGTACACACAAGGAACTAGAAACTCATCTATTTTTACGCTCGAAAACGGAACCGCAGTTAATGGCAGCGGTGACGACATGATTGCCTACTGTTTTGCACCTGTCGAAGGCTATAGCGCGTTTGGCGAGTTTACATCCAATAATACAACTGACAATGTATTTTTGTACACAGGTTTCGCTCCACGATATATAATCTGGAAGATAACCAATACTTCCGGCGGGTGGTCTGTTTATGACACTGCAAGAGATCCCGTAAACCCCAACAATACATATCTTAGGGCTAATTCTTCTGATGCAGAAGCGACAGCAACCCCAGGAGTAATGGACTTCTTGTCTAATGGTTTTAAGGTAAGAAATACACTGGGAGGTACAAACTCGCTGATATACATGGCATTTGCTGAGAATCCCTTCAAAACCGCACGCGCACGCTAATTAACATTTAACTATGCTTCAACTTAATGGTAAGACCTTGCAATATGACAAGGCATTTGTTCACGACGGGATGCAATATCCCGCTAATTGGCTGCGCTTGACCTCTTTGAAGGAAAAGCAAGCCATTGGTATCGTTGAAGTCTCGGACGCCCCTGTGGCGTCTTGGGATCAGCGGTTCTACTGGGGTGTCGATAACCCCAAACAGCTCAATGACGAGCCTGTTCTAGATGAGGACGGCAAGGAAACTGGAGAAACATCGACTGGTCTTAAGACTTTGTGGAAAGCAAAGCAGGCTGAAATTGCTTCATCCTTGCTTACACCTTCTGACTGGCGTGTTGTAAAAGCTGCTGAAGTCACTGACTATGCGGTTTCTTCTCAGTGGCTTACCTACCGAGCTGCTGTTCGTACTTCATGTAACGCTCGTCAAGCTGAAATCGACGCTTGTAAGGATGTACCAGCGCTGAAAGAGCTGTTGTTTGGTGCAGCTACTATCACTCGTCAAAAAACTGACAGTGATGGTAAAGGCGTTGTCGATTCTGACGACAAACCAGTTATGGAAACTGTTGCCAACCCTGCCATCGCTACGGCATGGCCTACCCCTATTGAATAATGATCACCCTTATCCGTCCAATTCTTTTTTCGTTTATCAACTCTGACAAAGTCAAGCGTCTTATTGTTGACCTGTTAACCAAACTGGCTGAACAAACAGACAACACTGTGGATGATGAAGCAGTGAAGTTCATCGAACGCGGACTGTTCGGTGCCAACGTGGAGTGATCCTCCTTCATTCCCTTCTCTAACGCTTCCAGAAGCGCCTGTGATGCCTGCGCCGGTCCTAGAAGTACCAAGGGCTAAGTTACCAAGTTATAAGCCCCTTGTAGTCCCTCCTAGCGACCTGCGCCCACCACCGGGAGTAAAGGGATCAAATGAGGATAAAGCGCCAAGTAAAACAAAAGCACCTAAACCGAAAGAGGTGCAAATGATCGACGTGCCATTTACGGATAAAGAGATCCCAATGCCGTCAACAGAAATTATGACTGCAGCAGCCACCACAGCCGTTATCTCTGTTGCTGCCACCCTTACTGCTACTTCGGTATTTAAATACCTTGTGATGATTATGAAACCAGTTTTTAAACAAGCATGGAGCAAATTAACCAAGAAGAAGGGCAAAACAAATCCTTCCTAAAGAAGATTAAAAACCATGACGTAGAGATCTTGGCTACTTTTGTACGCCTTGGTGTCGTGGTTTGGAGCGGTTTTATTATCACACTTAATTATGTAGACATCCCTATGATCAAAAAAGGTCAAAGCGGTGGTGACATTACCTTTGTAGCCAGTGTCTTTACTGGGGCGTTGGCTACTTTTGGACTTAATACTTCAAACAGCAGAAATAGCAAATCTGACGAACCTAAGAAAAAAGAACCATGAAAAAACTTCTATTGCTTCTCTTTTTGGCTAGCCCAGCTGCAGCACAACAGGTTACACCTAACTTTACCCAGGGTAGTATGCAATCCACCACGACTACCACTGTGGACATTGATCGTACTATTACGACAAACATCTATGGTGGTGATTATAAGTCATGGTCTGGAACAAATGTAACCCCCAGCGGGGATATTCTCGATTCTGCAACAACCTATTCAGTAACAACAGCCGGAGAACAGTTTCAACTGGAGACTGTGGATCGAGTAGCAGGAGTGGTCGAGAACATCGTAATCGACGAAGTTATCCAGCAACAATCTACCACTACCTCGCTGTCTGTCTTCTCTCAGTAACTCCTGCATTTGCTGCAGAAGATCCTCAGGTTTATAACAGCTCTAACCCCGTAGCAGCAGCAACAGGCAATGTGACGAACCAGGCGGTGCAATTCCAAAACAACGGTGCACCGTCTCGTCAATACTTTGCCAGTAACGTTAGTTGTAACGGACCTACAATGCAACTTAGCCCGTTTTATATGGGTAACGACACTATTCCGCATGAAGATACGGGATATGTCCGCAGTAATAACTTTGGTATGCAAGTCAACTTTAGTGTCCCACTTGATTTTGGGATGATTGACTTGTGCAAAAGCATTGCTAAGAAACACGAACAGAAACTACGTCTTGACTACGAACTTGTTCGTGCTCTTAAATGTACGGAAATCATGAAATCCGGGTTTATGTTTAGACCTGGCAGTCGTGTAGAAGTTCTTTGTCACGACGTAATACCAATAGTGGCAAATGACAAAAAAGAAAGCGACAGAGGATCAGTTCAATGAACTGCATAACCTCGTCACTAAAGAGTTCCTAGCCCGTATTAAATCGGGTGAAGCGACAACTCAAGACCTAAAAGCAGCGTGTGACTGGCTTAAAACTAACGACATCAGCGGTGTTGCCTATGACGGTAACCCGTTGTCGAAGCTTGCCAATGTCATGCCTGAAATAGACCCAGAAATGGTACAGAAACGACTTTATGGCAGCGTCCGGTAAAAGCTCAAGGTATTACAAGAGTAACCGCGAAGCCTTAATGGTAAAGCGTGCTTACCAACGTAAATACAACAAAAAACCTAGCGAGGTTAAGCGCAGAGTTGCACTTAAGCGTATTAACCGACAGAAAGGCACCTACGGAAATGGTGACGGTAAGGATGTTTCCCACAAAAAGAATGGGAAAACCTTTATGGAAGCCGCATCAAAAAACAGAGCCAGAAACCGTAGTCGTGCATGACCCCTTTACTTCCCACTCCTGATCATTACCTATACAACCTAATAACCATGACGTCTCCAGAAGCAAAGCGCCTTTGGAGGCGCAGCATCAAAGAACACTTCGGATGCACATGTGTTTATTGCGGAATTACTTATGAATTACATGAACTCACACTT